CACCCTTGAATTGCCTGCGCCAAACACCTTGATCACGTTGGTATTTTGAGATGCGGCTGTAAACGTGCTGCTCACAAGCTGGCCTTCCGATGCACACTTGAATAGAGCGCCAACATGGGTAGAAGCAAAGAAGGCAGCCGATGCTGTTAATGTAGTATCTCCTGACAATGCCCCAGCCGTCATGGTTGTGGCGCTTATGTTTATCTCCTCAAATGGGCCATCATCAACACGAAGCTCGGTAATGCTCCATGATGTTGAGCCTCTACGTTCTAGCCGATAAGGCGGTATCGTATTAACCGCAGTGCTTTATCCGTTATTGCATGTTATGTAGATAACGTCGTTCGACTGGGCTGTCCGTATCTTTGGCAAATAGGATTCAGTGATAGCCGTCGGTAGGGTAAGGTAAGGCTCGATTGGCTCGCCAGAATTGAAAACCGACCCGTCAATAAAATAGGCTTTCTTGAGAACGCTCTCATACTCATTAATTGAAGAGACAGTTACCGAAACAGAAGAGCCTGCGGTAATGTCTAAGTTGTGGCTTCCAGGATTCAATATTCCAGAGAATATATCCTGTAGATACGCAGTGCTTCCAGTTCCTATATCAACCTGCATCGGCCCTTTTTCTATAACCAGCCTAAGCCCGATCAACTTCCTATCAGCTACAGCTATGCCGTCATACTTCCACGCATATCCTGGAACTGTTGCTGATGATCTCTCGACTAAAATAGATGGTGCGGAATACGTTGCGCCTGATGCCAGAGTCCATGTGCTAAGCGCGCCGAGCGTCGTAGCAGACGCATCAATACCTGCCCTGCCAACCAGGTCATCATCTTTCCAGATACGGATCAAGCTATCAGAGAATTCAATAATCGCCTTGTCGGATGCTGACCGCACAAAGGGAACGAGGTAACTAGCACCAAGTAGGTTGCCGATATACTCAGTGCCTGGCCGGAATTGCATTGGGCCAAGTCGCACCGGAAGAAAATTAACAACGGAGGCTGCCGAGTGATTGACTTTCTCTACATCATCCCTAGCCAGTGCGTTCTCGGAAACTTCGCCACGGTTGAACTTGTTATAGACTGTTCTCTTCGGCATTACGGCCTACCACGGCCATCGCCGTTGCGTGAATAGCGTGATCTTACCCAGCTACCAGGGAGAATTACTCTTGGCGGCGACTGCATGGCATCCAATGATCTAGCATCGCATTTCCTCTGCTTCCAGACGTGCTCGACTGATGCAAGATTAACGCCCTCAAATGACATTGCCGCGTCTTTGGCCATCTGTGCCGATACATATCTGCGGAACGTAACAGGCCATGATGCCGGAGTTGTCAGGTAGCTTGTGGATACATATTCCAGATACATCGTCTGATAGTTGGAATAAAAAACATCATTCTCATTCCGGTAGAACTTTATCGGACTGAGAAAATATTCATCAGCATAAATGCCATTGAGAATGTGCATATCTGCCGGATAGTTGTGGCCATACTCAAACCCAAAAGCTGTAGTAATGGAAGGGTTGTAGTCGCTCTGCGCTGAAGTCATGGCAAACTGCCAGCCAATATCCTCAAGGATTGACGCAACGATTCCAGAATCAACAGCGGTATCAAGATACGATCTACGGATTGAATCGTCACTTCCGTTTGTCAGCTTCTCCTCACCCAAAATCAGCAGGGCGTCATTGTAGATAGAAAGCCATTCGGTTGTGAGAGTGCCATTGCGCGCCTTTGATCTGCGCCCAGGTTCTTGCATCTGCTCAATAGCCAGACAATCAGCTACACGAGCTTTAAAGATGGCATCGATACGGTCAGCGTCGTCACTTGAAAGACGAAGAGCCATCTCTCGCGCCATGTAAGCCGAGATTACTTTCGAGAATGTAGGTGTTACAAGCGAGAAGTCAGTACCGGATGGAATCGCTACAGTTGTATCGGCATTGAATCGGAGATATATCGTTGAATAATTACAAGCCAGCTTCTTGGCTTCAATGAAGTACCTGCTGATAGGCTGATCAAGTGCCGCATCACTGTAGACATCCACCATGCTAAGGTAGGTTGCCGGTATCGTGAACACGTTGGCATAGCCATGGTCGGTATCAGTTACTGAAGACGTGAGCTTGGCCGTCAGTGTTGCGAACTTTGGCCTGATAAGGTCGAGGCAGTAGTTAACTGCCCCTATGTCCCAAATTGAATCAAGTATATATCGAGGCTCCCTAGCCTCACTGATACTTGAAAGTTTACGCTCGCCGATAAGTAAGAGAGCGTCATTGTACAAGCTTACTTTATCTAGAGCCATTTTTGATTACCTTGAAAGAGCTTTAAGCAAGTCTTCCCTGTCGCTCATTGCTTGCTGTTTGGTCACTATGTTCTCGTACATTACGCGGCCATCAACGTTGTCGATAATGCACCACTTTTTCAGGCCACGACGCTTGACGGCATAGCGTTGCAGGCTTTCGTCTTCAAGGTCTTCTGTGTTTTCCCACTCGTGAATGCTCAGAACCTTAACACGAACAGTGCTTCCGAGTGCGTAGGTAACGAACAGATAGGCTACAAATGACATATCCTGCGCAACCACCCGAATCTCTGAAGTTTCTGCCAGTTTTGAACCAACGTTCACCCAGATTTCTGGGCGCTCAAGGTCTTCTTTGCGGATAGATTCAGGCAGGATGACGTTAAAGAAACGTGCAGCATGCTCCATGTTTGTGAGCTTGTTCAGGCCAATTGGCTCGACAGAACGAACAGGAGCGGATTTTTTGGGACTTTGTTCTTGATAAAGTGCGGATTGTTCAGCCATGGTATTTTCTCTTTTTGGTTTATGTTTGAGCCTCAAACAAAAAGGACTCATGCCAAACAATCATAGCATGAGCCAATGAAAAAAGGGAGCGGTTAGCTCCCCTTCTTCGGCTGATCCCAGGTTACGAAACCTGAGTAGTTGTGATTCCATCCTGAACATCGCACATGCCAGAGACAAACCAGCTTGTGCCATCGCTACGCACCTTCACCCAGTCACCTATGATGGCCTTGTTCGCCACGAAGCTGATGGTATCGGATGCGGCAGCGCAGGCTACATCACCGGCAGCGTCTTCTGCTGAACATACCTGGCCATGAATAATGTTGGCACTGGATGCAGTGACTACTGTGTAAGTAGTGGTCGGCGCTACAGCGACAACAAATGTAAACTCAAGACCAAGTGATGGAAGGGGAAGAGTTGTTGCAAATCCACCGGCCAGCGTCAGGTACAGTGTCTTACCTGTATCTTTTGCGGTCAGGGTCTTTGCAGCAGTCAGAACCTCTCCACCTTCACGGCAGGATACGTTCAGAACATCGCTCTGAATGATAATCTGCGTTGCGGTTGCGCCAATCGCATTGACCAAAGCAGGCGTGAATACAACAGAACCACCATTTGATACGTCTGTATCGCCAGTGGTCACGCGGTACTCATTATCAGGATCGTTACCGAACTTGAAAATATCGCCAATGATTACGGTTCCAGTTCCGGCAGATGCCAGGGTCACAGTGCTAACACCGGCAGCATAGCCAGCGGTATTAGTGGTTGCGCCTACAGCCGTACCGGTAGTTGCACCGGCATTCACTGTCATATCGTAGGTTACGCCCAAGGTTGAGTCGTTGAAGATCAGCTTGTCGCCGGCCTTCATTCCCAGCTCGGCAGCGTTGGTAAAATAACCAACAGCCATTACGGTTGCCAGTGAATCACCATCTTCGTAGAACCAGACGGAACTCAGTGATGCGCCTACTTTCTGGCTAACCAGTGCAGGAGGATTGCTTGTTGAATATGCCATGTTAATTACCTCTCAATTATGACAATGCAGAGTCATCGTGGATGATTTTCAGCACGCCGCTATTTTGCAACAGCTTGCTACCCATGTAGAACGATGAGCGTACCCACGACTTGTCGTTCTTTTCGTCATATCCGACCAGAGTCGTGATAGAAGTCTTGTCGCAAGCATGGCCAATGGCTGATTTTGCATACATGTAGCAAGTAGCTGCGGCAGTGCCATTACCAGGCAAGCCGGAATCAACAACCCAGTTAACGCCATACCAAGAGAAAGCCTTGTCCTTGCCTACACCCTGGAAGCGAGCATCCTGGATATAATCGGCGCTGGTAAACTGAGCCAAGGCCATCAGATACCCATGAAATGCAGGGGTGATTGCGGCATAAATATCTACAGCATCATCGCCTGTTGCGTTGCGTATTTTGGTCTTTGC